GACATAATCTTGATATTATGTTATAATATATAATATCTTTCCTATCTACCGTCCCATTTTTTGGGGCGGTTTTTTTTATTTGTTTTCTAAAATTTGGATCTTTTCGGTGAGGTCGTTTATCTTTGCAACATCACTATTCAGGTTATTGATGTAATAATTAACCTCATCATTTATATCACTATAATTGCTGTACCCGCTTATATTTTGAAAGTAATTGATGATATTTCTGCAAAATCGAGCATGCTCGTTGTAATATGCAAGTTCTGATCTTAGAATCTTTAATTCAAATTTATCTTTATCCCATTTAGGAAAATCAACATCGAGATTTACTGGAAAATTCTTTATAGAGTGGATTTCCCAAAGAGCATGATATTTATCAGCAATCTCTTTGCCTTCTTTGCTCGGTTTTGTCCGTTCTCCATCATCTAATAACAAGCCTTTGCCTTTAAATTCTTTCGTCAATCTTTCTGCGTTTAGGTTGTAGTCAGAGAAGAAGTATTTCGGAATGGTTATAGATGACTTTCTACCTGTTTTAGTATTCCCCCACCAGACAAGAAGAAGCAGTTCTCTTAACTTATAGCCTTCTGATGTTTGATAGCTATCAGTATAGCGAGGGGAATCAAAAGAACGATCCCAGAAGTCTTGCATTGTCGGCCTGCTCATAAGCAAGTCTACATATTCTTTTGTATAGTAGTCTGGGCCAGCATAAATAGTTGTTTCAACATTTATTTTTTCTGGCAAGGTTCTTTTTTCTTTCTTTTTGAAGAGAAAATCAAAAAATCCCATATTATTTCTCGCTTTCTTCTCTGTACACATCCACGACTTTACCGATTATCCTAAAATCACTATCTGAATTGATTGGGATATCTTTGTATTTTTCATTAAAACTTCTCAGGTACGCTTTATCTTTCTCTATAACAAGTTGTTTGATATAGGCTTCCCCTTCGTAATCAAATACTCCAACCGTTCCACTTGGAAGCTCTACCGTCAATTTAACAAAGACATAATCCCCAGATTTATAATCTGGCTCCATTGAATCCCCATAAATTGGACAAACAAAATCAGCATCTACCTTCACAGGCAATTGAATCGTTTCTATCTGTACTTCATTTAAATATTGTCCCGTACCAGCAGAAACGGGTTGGTCGTAGTAATTGTAGGCTATATACTCTACGACTATATCATGGACTTCAGCAAGTTTCTTCTTAGCTTGTTTTTGCTCCTCAAGTTGCCTCTCTGCACAAGTCAGTACATTACGCTGGTATGGTTCTGGGTCGAGCTCTTTGACTGTATCAACTATTTTGTCGACAATATAATTTTCAACAATCTGTTGTGCTGTTGAACGATCCTCTACAAGATCCGATTTCATCACACCGAAGTAATTTGCGAGCATTTCTATTTTATCAATACGTGGATATGTTTTTCCATTTATCCAGTCAGAAACGGTCATATATTTCAAATTCAAATCAGCTACTAGGTCATTTCTGGTTTTGCCAGATTTTTGAAGGTAGTATTTTATATTTCGAGACATAATCTCTTTATTTCCTAATGCCATAAAAATCGCTCCTTTCATTATATTTTACGGTTAAAACGTAAAAAAGTAAAGAAGAACGATAAAAAAATAAAAAAAAACGTATTTTTTTATTGACATCACGGTTTAACCGTGATAAAATATAGTCAAGGTTAAGGAATTAACCAAAAACAAAAGAAAGGAAGGACAGTATGCTGAACCGAAGGCAAAAGAAAAAAGACCCTTGGTTGACACAACCAAGAGCCACAGTGATATCGGCGATCATAGCACTAATCGCCGTGATACTTCAACTCTTATTTAAATAAGAGCTACGCACGAAGTTGTAGGAGGGGCGCAAGCCCCAACCCTACGACTTAAGTTTAGCATACTGTCCAGAGAAAAGCAATGGACGACAAAAAATGGGAAATTGGCGGTTTGATCGCAGTAGGAGCGATTATTGTGATTGTAATTTTAAATTTAATTAGATAGGAGGCAACCTCATAATGAACGAACTAGAAAGAACAGCCCTCAATGAAATACTGAGAACTGCTCTGTTTAATGTCACAAGAAAGGAGATACTATGAAAACATTAATCATTTCAATATTAACATCTTTTATCGTTTCAACAACAATGATGCATTACCACATTTATAAAGTGAATGAACTTTACAAAAAATATATGGATTTCGAATCATCAAGCGTTAAGAAATTTGCTGAAGATATCATAAGCAAACTTCCAAAAAATTCTTCCCTAGAGGAGTGATAGAAAAACACATTTTTTCAACACTTACTTCAGGATGGTCCTGAAGAATATATTGAACAGCGATGCTGCTTCTAATGAAATCATAATTTGAATCATTTGCAGAATATCTATCATCATTAATCTTTAACAAACCTAGTCGTTCTAAGTTCGTTAAGGAAGGAGCGAGTTCATCAACCCCTTCAGATCCATCTATAAAGTAGATGATTGGAAATATTGTTTTAGAACCATTGTCGGAATTTATTACAGCTTTCATACAAGGAATTGGGGAACCTGTTGCGTAGTCTTGTTCTTTTAAGAATTGGAGAATACGTGCATCTGTGACATCTAGTTGCTTAATAATCTCAACGAAAGATGGATGTATAACCGAGTTTTTTCGATTATCAAATGAACTAGATAATATTTTTGCGAACATAGAGCGTAGCTCTTCTTCTTCAATATAATACTTAGATGCTTCCAAAGCAGGACCTAATATTTTTAGGGGCGGTTCTTGAATATTCTCTGGTGGGATAGTTGCCACTTCTTGAAGTGTGCTATTTCTGAGATTCTCAACATCGATTTCATTTTTTGCACGCAATAATGCTGCTTGATTAGAAACGTTGTGACCATAATTGATATACCACCAATCTTGCAATGTTTGAATAGGGCCAGCGAATACACCAGCTGAAGTAGCTCCTCCTAAAAATCCTGTAACAAGGGGAAGGAAGTCTTGAAATTGGCTAGGATCCATAATTATTATTTTGTTCTTTCTATTAAATTCTTAACTAAAACGGTGAGAGGTCTCAGTCAAGATAGATTATAATGTAAAAGCTTTTGTTTGTCAATATATAGTGATAGAGAGGATTAAATATGTTGCGCATACACAACATATAGTGTTTAAAATGTGGGAAAAGATTGAACATCAATTAAAACTAAGAGACTGGTCTGTGTATAGATTGGCCAAAGAATCAGGAATCCATCAATCGAATTTTTCCAACCTAAAGGCTGGAAGATTAAAAGAGATGTCTTGGACGAATATGTGCAAATTAGCTGATGCACTAGAGGTCAGCTTGGACGAATTTAGATAGGAGGTGAAAGAATGACACAGTTAACGTTAAAAATGTTGAGGGTTCGAAACAATTGGACTCAAGAACAGGCGGCCAAAAAAATTGGTGTTTCAAAAGAAACGTGGTCGAATTGGGAAAATTATAAAACGTATCCAGACATACCAAAATTAAAGAAAATCGAATCAGTGTTTGAAATATCGTACAACGATATTAATTTTTTAGACAAAATCACGGTTTAACCGTGATAAGAGGGTTGGAGAAATGAATGGATTGAGTTCAATCAAGTTGACCGAAAAAGAAAATATAATCTTTCAACACTATATGTTTTACAATGATCCAGCAATAATCAATTTACTAATCGATTGGGCTAGGGGAGGATCCCCTAAAAAGTCAATGATCACAAGTTATACAACTCATGAACAAATTTTTCACTTAATGCATCCATCTTTAAAACAACAAATTGTTTTTGGGACAGGCAAAAACGGTTATAAAGATTGGGGAGTAAAAAAATTTACATTGGATTTTTATGACGAAGATAAAAATATAGCTTATGAAATCGATGGTAAATCTCACGGAACTGAAATTGGTAAATTGCGAGACAAATTTAGAGATGGTTTGCTATACCATTTACATGGTATTAGGACTGTTAGATATTCAAATGCAGAAGTCGAGAATATGCTTAAAAGAAGAATTAAAGAACTAGGGGTTGAATATTTTGGAATTAATGATAAATGATTTTGATTACTCTGTACTAGATGTTACGACAAAAGAATTTCTTGAGGAACGCGCAAACATCATTTACGGTATTCAAAACAAAAGTGCTTATGAAATCGGAAAACAACTCGCTCAAGCGCAAGAAAGACTTTCCACAAAAGGATACGGCTGTTTTGAAGAATGGTATAGAGGGTTAGGTTTTAAAACAACAAAAGCTTACGAGTATATCAATCACTTTAAATTTGTTTCTTCGCAAAACGAAGAAACAAAAATCGAAATGTTTGAACGCTTGCCGAAAGCTTTGCAAGCTCAAGTTTCTAAACCGTCTGCCAGTCCTGAAGTCAATCAGGCCGTATTTGACGGAGATGTTAAAACACGCAAAGAATACAAAGAACTAGAAAATAAACTCAAACTAAGCCAACAAGCAAACGAGCTTCTAAGGGGCGAGAACGAGGCTCTAAGGGCTTCTAAAGTCGAGGTAAGGGAAACAATCAAAGAAGTGATCCCAGACGATTACAGAGCCACACGGGAGCTAAATAAGCGATTGTTAGTGAAGAACCAAGAATTATCCGACAGCATGAAGGCTATGGAAGAGCGTTCTGAGTTTATCAATAACAAACTAAACGATATGATGGCCCAGCGTGCAGAGGCTGACAGAAAATCTGCCCAGTACGATGAATTGACCAGAGCGATCGAAGAATCACAGGGACAACTCAATAGCGTGCAAAAGCAGATCTCGGCTTACAAGAACATCACAAGCCTATTGCAGAAGGGTAACGACTTCTTGGCTAGTATGGGCGGTCTGATCTATGCGGACGAAAAGAATGTTTTAAAAGCAGACGGAATCGTCCGAGATGAATTTGATAGCTTTATCAGTCGAGGGTTGAGGTTCTTCAACGACCTGAACGACATTCGCAAAGAAAATAACATTTTAGAAGGAGAATTTGAATAATGAATGAAATCACTATGACACAAACGGAATTAACAGTAGAAGATACAATGATCCACGCGTTGCAGGAACTAAAAAAGCTGAAAGAAGTTCAATCCGTTCTATCAGCCGATGTGGACCATTTAAAAAATGAGCAACCAGTCAATCCATCCATTTGTTTGGCACTTGAAAAGATGCGAAAACAAAAAGTGATCGAATTGCTTGGTGGTAAAGATAGTCAAGCATACAAAGATCGCAAATTTGCACAGTCGGTATTTTCACAGGCGGCGAAAGATTTTAGAGAATATTTTCGCGTCCCACGGTATGACTTGTTAAAACGCAAAGATGAAGAACAAGCCTTCAACTACTGGAATAACTGGCAACCATCAGCCAACACTAAATTGGAAATCAAAAACCGCAATGGCCAAATGAGTTTGGTTGGTTGAAATGGCTTGGCAAATAAAAAAAGCACTTTTGGGGAAAAGCGCTCAAATAAATTAACCAAGACAATTATACCACAGAATGGAGAGGTGGGCAATGATTGAAGAATTGATTAAAGAACAGATCAGAGAAATCTATCTCGAGGCGAAGGAACAAGCTAAAAAAGAATTGCTACCAGTGAACCAAGCAGAACTGCAAGAAATATTTGGTTTTAGCAATGAATACCTGAAACGCTTGAAGCGGAAGGGCTTGAAATTTCGCAAACAAGGAAAATACATTATGTACGATCTGAACGATGTGCATGAGATTTTAGAATTAGAAAAGGAAATACAACATGTATAACGACATTATTGCAGGTTTAACAATTGCAGGGACATTTTTCACAGCTGGCTACATCGGAGCCGTTTGGGACTTTAAAAAGACCCAACGGAAGAAAGCCCGTGAACGTAAGTTAGAGATGGCAATGGAACAATACGGTGAAGATATTGACGAAGCTATTGCGCTTGGCGAACAACGTGTATTTGACCACTTGGCAGAAGCACGGAAACGTTCTCGTTCAGATAACGATTGGGGTGTACAGGAGGTGTAAATGGCAGTAAATAGACGATATTACTGGTTACAACTCAAAGAAGACTTCTTCAAATCTAAGGAAATGAAGCTGATGCGGAAATTGCCTGGAGGTGAAGAGTTGACCATTATTTATCTGAAAATCATGCTGGCCAGTCTTCCAGACGAAGGAAAAATCTATTTCGAGGGTTTAGCTGAAGATTTAGCTGAAGAACTAGCGTTGCTTATTGACGAAGACACTGAAGCTGTCAGAATGACGCTCATGTTTTTAACAAAGAAAAATCTGCTTACCACAAGTGATAATTATCAATTCACTTTAGAGCAAGTTCCAGAGATGATAGGTAGCGAAACAGCAAGCACCCGTAGGTCTCGCAAGCATCGAGAGGGGCAAAAAGCGTTGCAATGCAACGCCGATGCAACAAAGTGCAACGGAGATATAGAGATAGATATAGATATAGAGAAAGATATAGAGCTAGACCAAGACCAAGAACAAAAAAATGCTGTTGGTGGTGAAAATTTGGTTTTTAAAAAATTAAAGGAAGCCTTCGGAGAAATGAGTGTGAATGGCACTATGGTCGAAGAGGTCGAAAGGCTACTCAAACAGTACGGACAAGAACTTGTGGTTTTAGCTTTAAATGAAACAATCCTAAACGCAGGCAAATCTATTAGATATACTATGTCAATTCTCCAACGTTGGGACGGTCAAGGATTAAGAACAGCTGAACAGATTAGGGTGGCCAACGAAGAGTACGAAAGGAAGAAATCCAACAGAACTCAAGGCGATCCTTATGGAAATATTCCTTCTTGGTCCAATTTGAGACCAGAGAATCAGAAAGAGCCAGAACCCGAAATGTCTGACGAAGAATATGAAAGACGGTTGAAGGAGTTTTTAGCAAGTGAATAAGATCGATTTTAAGAAAGTTAAAACTGATAGCAACTTGTTTCGTGAGTTTAAGAGGTACATGCAAGAATGTTTTAATACACAGATCACAAAAGAACAGTTTTTAAACTTTGTTGATCTGTGCGAAAAGAAAAGATATTACTTGAACCCGTTTCAGATGTGCGCATGGCTACTCAAGAAGCCTGTACAAGTGATTGAGGACCGATGGTATCGGAAGAAGGAGAATGTACATGTTTCCATTTGATTATGACCACGACTATCTACAGCCGAAAATTTGAAAAAAGGAGAATACAAATGAGTTATGAACAAATTTCAGAGTCAACATACTATCAAAACATGAGCTATTGGAATCAAGTTGCACAAAATTATAGAGCATTAGGTGGCCTAGGAATTTGCGACGACGAGACAGGCGAAGAATTATATACAGTCTAAGGAGAAATGAAAATGACAAATAACCAAGTGGCAGTTAAAACAACAGGAGACTTCCTCACAAACCCACAACTATTGAGCGCTAAGATCGTAAAACAGTATCTTGATCCGTCTGGCAAAGCCAACGATGAAGAACTGGCTTACTTTATCGCAACTTGTAAAGAGCGCAATCTCAACCCGTTTACTAAAGAGGTTTACTTTATCAAGTATGGAACGAACCCAGCGCAAGTGGTTGTTTCAAAAGATGCTTTTATGAAGCGAGCAGAACAAAATCCTAATTTTGACGGGTTTGAAGCTGGTATCGTGGTAGAAACACCAGAAGGCGAAATCAAACAAATAACAGGTACAATCCACAGCAAGCATGACGAACTTTTGGGAGGCTGGGCAAAGGTTCATCGAAAAGATCGGAGCTATCCTATCGAAGTAGATGCTGATTTTAAAGCATACAACACTGGCAAGTCTATGTGGTCTAAAATGCCAGCACTAATGATCCGTAAGGTAGCCCTCGTGTCCGCAATGCGTGAAGCGTTTAGCGAAAACGTGGGGGGTCTATACACTGCAGACGAAATGGAACAGGCACAACCTATTGATGTGACACCTAAGGAAAGCCGTGATGAAGTCATGAAGCGTAAACAAGCACAGATTGAGCAGATGAAGCAAGACCAACCAAAGAAGGAAGTTGAGCCAGTCGCAAGCACGGAATACACTGCAGTCGAAGAAATGCCTTTTATGGCAGAAGAAATGCCAGACGATATTGACTTACCATTCACTTTAAAAAAGGAGGCATGAAAAGTGAAAGAAGCAGAAAAGATCAACCAACTAGAAGATATTCAGATTAATTTTGAACCTGCCAAGGTCGCATTTAGCGACTTTGGAGCATTCGAAGCTGGGATTGAGCAAGCAATTGCAAAGTATGGCACGTTTGACCTTGAAGCCAACACGATTGAAGAAGTTAAACAAGCCCGCACAGATTTGAACAAGTTGAGCCAGAGCCTAGAAGATCGTAGAAAAGAAATCAAAAGTAAAATCAATGAGCCTTATGCAGAATTTGAAAAAGCCTATAAAGCGCCTTATAGCAAACTAAAAGGCTTGATTGACACCTTGAAACAACAGATCGACGGCTACGAAGAAAACCAGAAAGTCTTGCGAAAAGATGCGGTGCGTAACTGGTTTAAAGAAAAAGCCATCGAGGGAAATCTTAACCCAGAAATCTTTGAACAATATCTGGATGGTTATACCAAGGCTGGACAATTCAAAAAGGATAGCTTCCAACTCTTGAAAAAGACAGAAGCTGAACTGGAAACAATCGTGCTTGCTGAATTGCAAAAGCAGAATCGGAAAGACCAAGATATTTCAATTATCAGCAGTCAGTGTGCTACTCATAACATCGGGCCAGCTACTTATATTCGAGCGTATGAAAGTGGCCAGACGCTTGCAGAAGTGCTTGATAGCATCACTAAAGATATTGAGAGCGCCAAGCTATTTAAAGAGCGTCAAGAAGCACAGAAGCGAGCAGAAGAAGAACGTAAGGCAGAAATCGAACGTATGGCTAAAGAGCAAGCAGAAGCAAGTATCAAGGCCTACGATGCAGAAACTGGCGAGGTTATTGAAGAGGAGCCAAAACCAGAACCAGTAAATGACAAGTATGTAACTACTATCAAGTTTTGGTTTGATTTAAAACAAGCTAAACAGTTTAAAGAGTGGTTAGATGCTCACAATGTGGAATTTGAAACAGTGGAAGGAATGAAGAAATACTCTTAGGAAAATTGAAAGGATAAAAAATGGTTTTTAAAATAGCTGACACTTACAACTACAGACAGTTGTGGTGGCTAGATAAACTCTTGATAGGTCATAAAGGATACATCGCTGGTGGGTGTTTTAAAAATATTTTCAATAACGAGCAAGTGAAAGATGTTGATATCTTTTTTGAAAATAAAGCAGATTGCTTAAAAGCTATTTCTTACTACAAAAAGGAAATGAAAGAACATCCAAACGATTGGCGATTTGTTTATGAAAATGAAAAAGTTTGGTCGGTATATTCGAACAAGGAAAAAGTGCGACTAGAGCTTGTAAAAAGCACGTTTGGGAAACCTAAAAAAGTTATTTCTGAATTTGATTTCACAATAACAAAATTTGCTTACTATAAAAACTATGACAATGTTGACGAAGAAAATTATATGGCAGTGTTTGAAATAATTTTCCATGAAGATTTTTTTGAACACTTGCACACAAAACGACTGGTTATTGATGATGAAATGATATATCCAGTGAGTACGTTCAACAGAGTTATGAGATATGCACGATATGGATATCAACCGTGCAGAGAAACGAAAATAAAAATTGTAACAAATCTAGCAATGCTAGACCCTAAAAATCAAAAAGATTTTGAAAAAGAGTTAGGAAAAAGCCTATATGATGGGCTGGACTAGAAAGGAAACTAATAAATGTTAAACAGTGTCGTACTTGTCGGAAGACTTACCAGAGACCCAGAACTACGCTACACCCCAAGCAACCAAGCAGTAGCAACTTTTAGCTTGGCAGTAAATCGAAACTTTAAAAATCAAAACGGAGATCGTGAAGCAGATTTCATCAACTGCGTGATTTGGCGACAGCAAGCAGAAAATTTGGCAAACTGGGCTAAGAAAGGTGCTTTGATTGGGATTACCGGTCGCATTCAAACACGTAATTACGAAAACCAGCAAGGTCAACGTGTTTATGTCACTGAAGTCGTAGCAGACAGCTTCCAACTTTTGGAATTTAACAAGCAGAACAACCAAGGTCATTCGCAAGGACACAGTCAGCCAGATTTCTCACGGCAGGCACCAACTAATACGAGTCCTATGGATATCTCGGATGATGATTTACCATTCTAGGCCTATGACTTGGATTGAAGAACATTTTGCCAGAGAGTATCCAGAGATCAAATCCATACAAGATATCTGGGATAAGGATGACCTGGGCGGATACGAGACACAGCGGTATTCGAGGGAGTTGAACAAAGTGGTTATCACTAACGACTTGACCGCTATCAGTAACGATCTAAGATCAATCGGACTTACTTTGGCAGATTTTAAACAACAACTAACTTTATTTTAAACAAGGAGAAATAACATGAAACAACAAAAAGAATTTTACGCAATCGCAAAAGATAACAACAACCAATTTTTGGCTGAATATAAAAATAATGACAGAGCATTAACATTCTCTGCCAAAACAGTCAATGATATTCGCCTTGCTCTGATTTTTGAAAAAACAGACGATGAAACAACTGAATCAATCAAGAATATCGCTAAAGCGGTCGGTGGACGTCTTGTTAAAGTTAAAGCTGAGTATGAGATCACAGAAGAGGATGGATCAGAACTACAAGAACCAGATGAAAGCAACGAAGGAAGTGACCACGATGACTTTGATCGCTTCATCAAAAAAATGTTAGGGCTTTAAGATGATTAAATTGACAATACCTATCGAGCCGAAAGCCCAAACCCGCCCGAAATTTGGGCGGGGTGGGGCATACGAAGATCCAAAGATGAAAGCGTGGCGCAATTCAGCTACATACCTAATTAAAAGCCTGTATAAGGGAGAGAAGCTACAAGGATATCTCAAGGCAGAAGTCACGTTTTATCTGAAAGCACCTCAAATCGTATCGAAGAAACCTACACCAAAGGCCAAGGCCAAAACATGGGAACGATACGAACGTTTTATGAATGAGCGAATATACTGCGCCAAAAAGCCAGACTTGGACAATTTGGAAAAGGCAATATATGACAGCATATCAGATGCCAACTGTATTTGGTGGGACGATAACCAAGTTGTAGAGCATACAACAAGAAAGGTCTACTCGCCAAACCCACGAATTGAAATTAAAATTAAAAAAATCTAGGAGAAAAACCATGAAAACGTGAGGGTGAATAATTAAGGCTGGCAGACTCTAACAGGTCTGTCGGTCATAGCTCTGCGAAAATTAATAAGACGCGCTGGAGCAAGTATATCGAACTATAAAAAATAAAGGAGAGTCCTTTCTTTACACGGTTTTACATACTAGGAAATCCGATATACGTTTCCAAACGATCAACACAAAATACACAAGTAAAGTGTGGTAATGATGATAGTTCATAGCAATGTCGTTGATCCATTGCGTCCTATGTTGGTATGGGGCTTGGAAAACCTCAGAGGGTTCGATTCCCTCTATAGGATTAGGACGGGAGCATTCGTGGACTTCTTATAGTTTTTTGTTACATTTTTTACTGCCATCGACCCGTCCCGATAGCTACCCGATGTTAGACTCCGAAGCGGTGCGATACCGCTTATCGGGTATTGCTCACTATAATTTTAGAAAGGTAGTCTTCTCTTTTTCGAAATATCGGAGGGCATGAGCAACCCTCTACATTTTGGGAAAGTTGGAACAGACATGGATATTGAATTAATCAAGCGATCAATTCGACTGGATCGACAGCGACTACAAGACACAAGCAGTGATCTGCTTATACAAAAAAACATTGGCAAAACAGCAGTGATTGGACGATCACGAGCTATTAAGGAAAGGATTAATAAAAAGTTTATGGAAATGGAAAAGGAATTAGTAACACTAACCAAGAAATGGTTCATCGACCGTGATTTGGAGCATGGTGGACGATTGGACAAGCAGGCTCTCAAGTTGAGCGAGGAATTTGGTGAGTTATGCGCTGGATACCTCAAGCAAAATGAGAAGTTGACCAAAGACAGCATCGGTGATTGTGCAGTAGTCATCGTAGGGCTGGCACTCTTAATTAAAGATGATGTACACGCAATCTTTGAAGAATCTGACAACATCAGACGGAAAGATGCAATGGAATGTTTTAAATTGTTAAATGCAAACATTTCGGAGTTTCAGCTATCGCAGGATTTGGCAAGCAAAGAAATGTGCAGACACAATCTAGTACGTGCGGTGGCTTATCTGAAATCAATTAGTAAGACACTTGGCTACGACTTTGCGGATTGCTTTGAACTAGCTTACAACGAAATCTAGGATCGCAAAGGGAAATGGATTGATGGGTCATTTGTCAAAGAAGAGGATTTGCCACATGAATAAGCAGGAGTTAATTGAGAGTATCAGTCATTTACCTTCAGATTGTAGCGGACCAAGACCGATGATTGATAAATTAACAACGTTGGAATTGATTAAGTTGCTAGACGAAACGCAGGAAGTAGAAATCCCAATATTTGTGGCGTATTTTATCACAGAACAGAAAAAACTAGGTCATACGCTGTCCTACTCAATAGATTCATGCATGTCTGATAGAGTTGCAGAATGGTATTGGGATAACTCTGAGTTATTTGCCCGTGCGTGGCTTGACGGATACGAAGTCGAGAAAGAACCGAAGTATACAGTTAAGTTTAAAAATATCCAAAGTGGTACACGATATCTTAAATACGATGGGGTTATTGAAAAATGGTATTTTGGTATAAATCAGGATTCAAATGCAGCAAGACTATGCCACACAAAAAAACAGCTTGAAGAAGCTGGCTTTGGCTGGGTGTTTGATTGCCCTGGCGTGGAAGTTGAGGAGGTGGAAAATGAGTAGATTTGAAATATATTTATCTAAAAACGACCTTGAGCATATCGCTAACGGGCATGATATAAAAATAAAAATCGACGGTAAAAGATTTTTGAAAACAAATGAAATCATTTTGAAGCCTGCTGTGATAAATGATTTAACGAATCCGATATTGAATTATAAAAATAAAATAATCGACACAGAACAGCAAAACCTTGTTAATAATTTTATGGGAGGTGTAAGATGATTCCAAGATTTAGAGGGTTATCCATTGACGTAAACAGCAAAGGTAAAATGCAATATGGTTATCTGATTGCAGATGGTGAACAAGCTTTTATTATCAATGAAGTAATAGAAGCCAATGAGCAATACATCACTATAGGCTCTTGGTGTCCTGTAGATCCCAAAACAATTGGACAATCCACAGGTCTATTTGATAAGAATGGCAAGGAGGTCTTTGTCGGAGATATTATCAAATGTACAAGAGGATGTCCTCACGAAGTATACCTAGAAAAAGAATATGGTGGCACATTCATTGGAGGCATGCCTGCTATATATCTAAAGGGATTGCTAAGTGGGTATGCGTGGACCGGGGATGAGGAAATCATAGGTAACATTTACGAAAACCCAGAATTGTTAGAGGTGACAGAATGAGTAAGAAAGTTTCGATTACCTTGACTAGTGATCTATTTGAACATCTAGAAGCCCTAAAACTATATTATGGATATAAAAGTAGATCCGCAGTTGTCGAGAAAGCACTAGATGAATTGATTAGTAAGTGTGTATCAGATGAGGTATTCCACTACTATCTTGCTTGTGCTAGAGAAATAATGCGTGATATGGAGGGAGAACAATGACACGACCAAACAGATATCCATATACTAAAAGTCAGTGGGAAGAAACAACGACGGCGGTTTATTCGTATAACAACGGAGAATATGAACTGTTTAGATATCTTGAAAACAAATTCACAGGAGAAAGAGTAGAGGTGAAATAATGGGATTTATTAGTTGGTTAACTTTATTATTAATAGCTTTGAAATTGTTAGGTGTAATCTCTTGGAGCTGGTTCTATGTCTTTCTGCCTGCAATAGCTGATCTAGTAATTTCTATTTTGATTTTAGTGGTAGCTAAAATGATATGGGATAAGTAGGGTTTGTTGTGTGAAAGTGAGGAAAAAATGGCTACTGCAAAAAGAACATCAGACATAACTGTGGCACTTTATGAATGGAATAAGTTAACAACAAGGAATATTGCTGAAGATGAAAAGGAATATTTTAACGGTGGCATTGAATTTGTTTGGGAAGGCAAAACTCCAGAAATTGACGAGGAAGTTCTTGTATACAATCCAAAAACACAAAATATATACACTGATATCTGGATCGATTATGGAGAAGGAATTGGTTTTGAGAACACTGATGAAGACACAGTATTTTGGATGAGTTATCCAAAACCACCAAAGGAGGAAGATGAACAATGAAAGATTTAATGTTTTGGGGGATGATTGTAATTTCATCATTAGTTATTGGTATGTCAATTTATATCTTGATTGTACAAGCCTATCTTAATAAGCTATTGATGGAGAAATTTAATGACCAAAAGAGGGAATTGAGAAGAGCGTTTGGCTGGGAAGAATACAACTGGGCAGAAAATTTCGGAGATTTCGCACGGAAAGTAGATAAGCTCATTGAGTTTAAAAAAGAAATCGAACGGCTTGAAGTTATTAAAAAAGCGATCGAAGTACAGAAACTTTCAGACTTAAACCGTAGAAAAGAACAGGTTGAGTGGGAAATTAAGAAACTTGAGGAGAAATGATGGACCTACAAAACTTTATATATCTAATATTCGCAGCAGTCTGGATCTCTGGTTTGATCTGGGCTGGTGTGATTGCGTTTAAAAGCAGGAGTGAAAAAGATGGAAGATGAATTAGAAAATCTCATAGGTCAGAATATTATCTATGCTCTGGCTGAGATTGTCTTTGACGGAGCAAAGAAAGTAGAAATTCCATTGAGATTTAAAAACGGATATAAATATAAAATTACAGTAGAGGGAGTGAATGATGACTAAACTATTTTATACGATCCTCGCATCAGTATCGCTGGTATTTATGATCGTGTGCATTAATCTCAACGCACGAATTGAAAGTCTTAATAAACGTGTGAGCGATCTCGAATGGACGGTACAGGAACATGAATTGTCTATCCAGCGACTAGCTGAGAAGAATAATGCGCAGGATGTGATACTAAATAAACTGAACAGCGAGTACCAGATGCGTGAGAGACAACGTGCGGAAGAGTTGAAAGAGGTGGCTGAGAGAAATGGAGTGGGTGGATGAATAGAAATATGAAGCTGAAGGAGAAGATGGAAGGGGGGGCTGAATGCTTTTTGGTGAAGTGCTGAAGAACAAAACAAAGGAGAACGCAGATAACACGCTCAAAAACTACCGCGTACTTTTGAGGATTGTAGGGGAGGAATACAGCCCTAAAGTAACGGCTACTTATTCCCTGGAACCAAAGAGCACGCCAAGTTCCCCAAGTAGGCAAACTGAACAGATGGTTATAAGACGGGTAAGTGCCCAGCAAGAGCTTGAGCTTATGGCATCGGCTATTAATAGGCTGTCTGATCTCAACCTATCGCAGATTTTGATTGAGCGATATTGTAGAGTGAGATTCAGACAAGATAAGGCTATTTATCCAAGTCTGGGATATTCGGAAAGTGAATACTATAGATTGCTGGATCGAGCTTTGTTAGAGTTTGCAGAAGCCTATAAGGCTGGGGAATTGCTAGAGTACAGATTTCTGGGAGATAATTGAAAGAAAATTGACAGTAAAAGCGCTGTATTAAGCAGTATTATAGTATTATCCGATGAAGCAGATAGGATCTGCGCCATTGGTTGTCTCCTCATGGTAGATTGCTGGGTAGTTTAACGGTAAAACGGCGGACTATTAACTGTAAATGCGGGTTCGATTCCCGTCCCGGCTATAGAGATAGGCTAACTCCCAAAGCCTATCTTTTTTATTTTTTACGAAAGAGGTGATGGAAAATCAATAAATTATCACTAAAACAGCAGAGGTTTGCAGATGAGTACATCATCAGCGGAAACATTGAGAAATCAGCATTAAAGGCTGGTTACTCTAAAAATTATTCTCGTAGTCAATCACACAAACTCTTGGCTAATGTTGGCATAAAAGCCTATATAGACGAACGTTTGAAGCTCCTTGAATCTGAGAAGATTGCAACACAAGATGAGGTTTTGCAATACCTAACTTCTGTCATGCGTGGAGAAGAGCAGGAGAAAACACTCATCGGCATTGGCGAACTTGGTCAAGAGATCGTAGATATCGATGTGAGTGCTAAAGATAGAATCAAGGCAGCAGAACTTCTCGGTAAGCGATTTAGAATGTGGACGGAAAAAGTTGAAACAGATGTCACTCGAACGGTAGTAATCGATGTTGGTGAATGGGATGACGATAAAACTTAATATCAGCCCGTCCAAGGTCTTCAACAGACATATCTACGATCATCTGTTTGACTACGACACATTCACAGAGGTTCACTACGGGGGTGCTTCGTCTGGTAAGAGCCACGGAGTCTTTCAAAAGATTGTTATCAAAGCTCTGAAAGACTGGAAGAAGCCAAGGAAGATTCTCGTACTTCGAAAAGTCGGTGCTACTGTCCGTGATTCGGTCTTTGCAGATGTGCAAGCAACATTGTCATACTTTGGCATTTTGAATATGTGCAAAGTCAACATGTCTGCATTTCGTATAGAGCTGCCGAATGGCGCAGAATTTATCTTTAAAGGGATGGATAACCCAGAGAAAATAAAGTCTATTAAGGGTATCTCTGATGTAGTCATGGAAGAAGCGTCTGAGTTTACTTTAGACGACTATACACAGCTCACGCTTCGTCTACGGGATAAAGCACACAAACAAAAACAAATATACTTAATGTTTAACCCAGTTTCCAAAGCGAACTGGGTTTATAATGCTTTTTTCGTCAAAAAGCCTAAAAACACAGTCGTGTATCAGACAACATACAAAGATAATCGCTTTTTGGACGCAGTTACACGGGAAAATATCGGAGAATTGGCAAATCGTAATGAAGCGTACTACAAGATATACGCTTTGGGGGAGTTTGCAACCCTTGACAAGCTAGTTTTCCCAAAATATACAAAAGCCTTGCTAAACAAGGATGATTTAAGGCAAATCACATCCTATTTCGGCCTTGACTATGGGTTTATCAATGACCCCAGCGCATTTATGCATGTAAAAATCGATGATGACCACAAAAAGTTGTACGTTGTGGAAGAATATGTGAAAAAAGGACTGACAAATGACAAGATTGCAGAAAGTATTACCGCCCTTGGGTATGCGAAAGAGCCGATTCGAGCCGATTCGGCTGAAAAGAAATCAAACCAAGAGCTTCGAAATCTTGGAATCAGTCGGGTTATTGATGTCAAAAAGGGTGCTGGCTCAGTCATGCAAGGAATCCAGTATCTCTTGCAGTACGAGTGGATTGTAGACGAAAGATGTGTGAAAACCATAGAAGAGCTGGAAAACTACACATGGAAGAAAGACAAGGCTACAAATGAATACATCAACGAGCCTGTCGATAGCTACAACCACTGTCTGGATGCGATAAGGTATGCTATCCAAGACAAGATTACTAAATCAAAAATCAAAACATTTAAAGGGGGCTTTTAATTGACCAAAGTCAGAATAAACAACAAGCGACTGCTGACAGTACCAGTAAATACTGAGGTGACTGCAGAGATCGTAACAGAAGCAATTCGCTTGCATTTGAGTAGACTCGTACCAACCTATCGAGAAAACGAGAACTTATACTTATCAGATCATAAGATCCTGCATGCCAGAGCCAAAGATGCATGGAAGCCTGACAATCGTCTAGTTGTTAACTACGCAAAATACATTGTGGACATGTTCAACGGGTATTTTGTCGGTATTCCTGTCACTGTATCGCATGACGATCAAGTTATTAGTGACTATGTTAATGACTTCCGAAAATTTAACGACATGGAAGATAGCGAGAGCGAACTATCCAAGCTGGTTGATATCTTTGGCCATGCGTTTTGGTATGTGTACCAAGACGAAGACGCAAACACACGGGTGACATACAACAGCCCGATGAATATGCTGATTGTACACGACAACTCTGTTGCAGAGCGTCCTAAATTCGCTGTACGCTACATGATAGACGAAGAGACGGGTGCTGGAACTGGTGAGGTTGTGACCGATAAGGAAACAATCTATTTCACGCTGGATAACGCTGGTGATGTGCATTTTAACGATCGTACAAATCACATCTATTCACATCTTCCAATTATCGAAGTGATTGAGAATGAAGAGCGCAGAGGGATCTTTGAGAGTGTGAAGACACTGCTTGATGCACTTAATAAAGCAGTCAGCGAAAAAGCAAATGATGTTGATTACTTCGCAGATGCTTACTTGAAGATTATTGGTATGGAGTTAGACGATGAAGTAAGCTCTAGCATCCGTGACAATCGTGTATTTAACTTGTGGGGCGAAAGTGGCAGTCAGTTGGATGTTGATTTCCTACAAAAGCCAAACGCAGACCAGACGCAAGAAAACCTCATTGTGCTATTGCGTGATGCGATCTTTAATATCTCGATGGTTGCCAACTTGTCAGACAAAGACTTTGGTAATAGCTCTGGTACAGCTCTTGCATACAAGCTACAAGCGATGGATAACCTTGCCAAATCAAAAGACCGCAAGATGCAGTCTGGGTTCAATCGCTTATATGAGGTTGTCTTATCAGTACCAACTACACAAGTGCCAGCGGATGCATGGTCTGAGTTAAATTATAAGTTTACTCGCAATGTGCCTAAGAATACACTCGAAGAAGCGCAGATCGTAAGCCAATTAAATGGCCAAGTATCAGACGAAACGAAACTATCTGTCTTGTCTATCGTCCAAGATCCGAAGGAAGAGCTTGAACGTATGGAAGAAGAAAGCAAGAAAGACAGTGAACTGTATCAGCAAATGGCTCTAAACGAGCGCATGAGCGATCTTGCAATCAACAAGGATGCAGAAGAAGGCGACAAAGAAAAGGACGGTGTAGAGGATGACAGAGACCGTCAGACAGAATAGTTACTGGCGCAACCGTGTCGAACTAGAGCAGAAAGCAGCAATCAAGCGTGATGAAGATTATGCGACTGAATTAAAAAAGATGCATGATTACTACTTTAACGAGATTGATAAGGAAATCAGAACGTTTATCAATCGCTACGTTGAGAAGAACGGAAGTATTCCATATTCTGAGGTTGTTGCACGACTTGATGCAATGGATGTTGCTGCTTTTGCTGAGAAAGCCAAGCGCTATGTAGAAGAAAAAGACTTTGGTGCGATAGCTAACAGAGAGTTGGCTATCTATAACCTTAAAATGCGAGTATCAAGACTTGAAGCATTGCAACAAGAGCTAGACTTGCAAATGATTGCACTTGCTAACGAGGAAGAAAAGAAGACTGGACAGTTTTTGAAAGAGGAATACTTGCAAGGCCTGAAAAGCCAAGCTGGTATTTTGGGAGTATCAGAAGGTGCTACAGTATCTACTGCAATGAAACAGGCTATAGACCGCAACTTCAACGGTGCTACTTGGTCCAGTCGCATTTGGGATCGTCAAAATGCCCTGCGTGACATTGTAAAGAAAGCAACATCTGACTTGCTGATTCTTGGTAAGAATCCAACGCAGATCATTTCAAAACTACGCAAAGAATTTGGTGTATCTGCACATCAAGCGAAACGCTTGGCAGTTACAGAAGGCTCACGGGTAGCAATGGCAGCGCAGAAAGATAGTCTTGAATCGCAAGGCTATGACGAATATGAGTACATAGCAGAACCAAGTGCTTGCAAGATATGCGCCCCACTTGATGGTAAGATCTTTAAAGTCGAAGATATGGAATCTGGGCGCAACTGCGCTCCAATGCATCCATTTTGTCGGTGCAGTGTTGCTGCTCATTATTCAAAAGTTGTTAAACCAGTTGAAAAAGAGATTGAAAAACCTAAAGAGATTGAAGAAGCCCCGCCTATTGGTACAGCTTTTTCTTATGGTTTAGATTTAGCACAAAAAACATTACAAAACTTTGTTGACAATGCCAAAAAGTGGTATAATAATCACATAGAAAGTAGACTGACACCAGAAGAAATTGAGTTTTCTAGCCATGTGCTGAAAAAGGTGATTGACAACAGTGCATATTCAATGCGCTTTAAGTCTGCGAACATTGACAAACTGATAGAATCTGGAAAATTCATGAATCAGTTTGAAACTGGTACAAGCGGTGGGACTATTAACACGAAATACAGAAGACAAGCCACAAATCAATTGTTTGGTTTGTCTGGCAAACGCTTGAAGAAGTCAGAGTTTGAAAAGTATGGGTACTTTGGAAACAAGGATGCTATCAAAGATTACACCCACAACTCAACTAGTTGGGGCGGTGTTGGGCAATATGGTGATGTTATCATCCACTTTGCAAAAGATAAAGTAGCAAACAAGACAACGTTCACAGTAAACAACAGTCTTGGCCCTGCGGTCTATCAAGAACTTGTTGCAGACAATCCAAACAGACCGAATTTGGTTGGTATTGATAAAGAGTTGCTAAAAGAAACGGTAGATTTGTTAAAAGCTGGAAACATCAAAACACCAGAAGAAGCGAGCAAGGCTCTTGGTGTCCGTTATTTAGAAACTCAATATCATGGCGAAATAGGAATATCTGATATTTCTAGCATGTACTTCACAAATAATAAACCAAGCGAGAAGCAAATCCAGTCATTGAAGGAATTTGGCATTAACTTGTATGTGAAAGAAGGTGATCAATTTGTTAAAATTGAATAAAATCATCGGTGTCGATGAATCAAAAAATAATATATTGGTCACTCTCGAAGATGGCCGAAGCGCATTGGTGGATAAAGAAAGAAAAGGTTTTGTTGTTGAAATCCTTTTAGATTCTTTTTATAAGTGGATGTCTTTCCCAAACGAACCAACTGCAGAAGATCAAACAGAAGTCGTTGAAATTTTGACAAATCCAAAAGGGTTTGCATTTGGCCCTTTGGCAGAACGCTACCTCACGGACGAAAAACTGAAACACGAATTTGATGCCATGAAGAAAGAAGCAGGGTACGCTTATTAAATATATAAAAGCCGTAGATTTACGGCTTTTTTTGTTGTCAAAAAACAGAAAGAGAGGAGCGCCTTGAATATTTGGAACATTGTTTCAGTTACAGCAGGGGTTGTCTGTCTATTTCTTATCCTCTTGTTTGGATACGCAATGACAATCGGCCTATTGTCAGGGATTGACGAGGTTAAACGCAAAAACAGAGATTGAGAGGTGATCCAGCATCTTGACAAGCAGGAATAGACTGCTATTTTATCGCATAATCCAACCAGTCGAAAGGCTGGTTTTTATTTTGTCCAAGCATTGATGACGCTAAAAGCTATGGAACACAACACAGTCGGGGACGACTTTAAAAATAGGAGGTTCGCATGAACAAAGAAACAGAAGTAGTCGAAACGGTTGAAGATGTTGAAAAGGTAACGGCCGAACCAGAAGAACATCAAGAAGAACCGAAAGACGAAAAGAAGTACACGGACGCAGATGTTGATAAGATCATCAACAAGAAATTTGCAAAGTGGAAAGAAGAAGCTGAAAAAGCTGAGAAAGAAGCTGAGAAGCTGCGGAAGATGAACGCTGAACAGAAAGCAGAATATGAAGCTAAGAAACAAGCTGAACGCATTGCCGAATTGGAAGCACAACTCAATCGCAACGGACTCGAAAAAGAGGCTTCTAAGATGCTATTTGAAGCTGGAATCACAGCCAATGAAACAGTGCTTGACTTTGTTGTACGCAACAATGCAGAAGACACACAACAGTCAGTACAATCACTCATTGGGCTTGTAAATACCCTTGCGGAAGCGAAGGTACAAACGATGCTAGTTGGTAAGACACCAACTAAACAAGAAGAAACTGGTCAAGGGATCACCAAGGAACAATTCCGCAAGATGGGTTATCAAAGCCGAAACGAATTATTCCAAACGAACCCAGAACTATATAACCAATTGAAAGGATAATTATTTATGCCAGAAGGAATCACTAAGAAAGCTACTATGGTAGTGCCAGAAGTCATGGCTGACATGGTATCAGCTAAATTGCCTAAACTAATCAAATTCACACCACTTGCGTTTGTCGACAACACACTCGTCGGACAACCTGGTGACGAGATCAACGTACCAAAATGGGAATACGCTGGAGATGCAGCAGAAGTTGCAGAAGGTGTAGCAATCACTTTGGATCAATTAACAACCACAAAGTCTAAAATGACGATCAAGAAGGCTGCTAAAGGGTATGAAATCACAGACGAAGCCCTTCTTTCAGGTCTTGGTGATCCAATCGGACAAGCAGTGTATCAAGCCTCACTTGCCCTTGCTAACAAGATTGATAATGATCTTGTAGAAGCTGCGAAAGGCGCAGTCCAAAAAGTAGCCGAAACAGCTACTACTGTTGACAACTTGCAAAAAGCTCTTGATATCTTCGAAGACGAAGACGATGCATCTTATGTTGCCTTGCTAAACCCAGCGGACGCTGCTGCTTTGCGTAAAGATGCCGCTAAGAATTGGACTAATGGTTCAGATCTTGGTGCTGAAGCGATCGTGAACGGAACATTTGGTGAAGTTCTTGGTGTTCAGATCGTTCGTACAAACAAAGTAGAGAAAGGTAAAGGCTTCCTCGTGAAAGTCTCTGCAGACGCTACTGATACAGACGATGTGAACAAATACGGTGCATTTGTCATCGCATTGAAACGTGATGTGATGGTTGAAACTGACCGTGACATCTTGAAGAAAGCAACTGTCATCACTGCAGACAAACATTATGGAACATATCTCTATGATCCATCACGAGTTGTTAAATTCGGTGAATCGTAATTTTAAAAGGGGGTGACAACGTGAGCATGCTACTACGTTATCACTATCAACAGAGCGAACCAGCCGAACCTAAAAAGGTTGAAGATGTCGCTCTGGAAGATATGACGCTAAAGGATTTGAAGTCTTTGGCGAAAGAAACTGGTGTTGAAGGCTATTCCACGCTTGCAAAAGCTGAACTAGTCGAAGCATTGAAAGGATGATTTGATTATGTCGTACATCGATAAAGTAAAGGTGCTGTTGAATATCGAGGACGACTTGCAGGACAAGATGCTTGGTTTAATCGAGGAGATGACGACCCAGCATTTTACTGCCTATACCGGAGACTTTGGAGTACCAGAAAAGTTTGATTACATGATTATTGAGATCATGATCGAACGATTCAACCGCATTGGATCGGAAGGTTACTCTAAGAAGACGCTCGAAGGCTTGACTCTTGAATTTAATCAAGATGATTTTGCTCGATTTAACAAGATCTTAAAACGTGAGTACCCATCCATCCTTGGAAATCGAGGATTTAAGATGCTATGAGAGAAAGCGAACGTGTTGAACTCGTATTTCAGTCTGGAAAGCCTAAATATGATCCAGAATTAGGACGAATGAGCAACGCAGAGCCTACTAAAAAGGTATTGCCTTGCTTTATTTCTGAATTAGGACTGGAATTAAAAGTTAAACTGCTTGATAAAGTCGATGTAGATGCCAAGGTCTTACGTTTTAACCACGTTATAAATGGCCCTATTTCGTCCGTTGTCATCGCTGGTAAACGTTATAAGGTGATCAGCCAAAAGAATCCAGAACGACGCTCTACGGTCTTGTATGTGGTCGAGGTGATGGGTTAATGTTTGATATTGATATAAACGACGGAGGGGCAACCCTCTTTTTTGAACAAGCAGTTAAATTTGACGCACACGAAATTTTGAAAGATCATGGCTCACGCTTGCACAGACGGGCAGTAAGAAATGCCGTCTTCACTCGTGGATATTCTACGGGTGCTACAAGACAGTCTATACATCTTACTGTCGGACATGACGAGGCAAAAGTAAAAGCTGGTACAGATTATTCTGGTTATGTTGAAGTAGGAACACGCAAGATGGAAGCTCAACCGTACATGGGGCCAGCACTAGAAGAAACTATTCCAGAGTTTGTTGCAGATTTAGAGAAAGGAATGGCAGGTAAATGAAACAGCCAGATCAACAATTATTTGACGAAATTTACAAGCGTATTTCTTCGCTTGGCTATGATATTTATCTAGCTCTACCAGATATGTCTGCAAAATATCCATTTTGTGTGATGGGTGACACGCATTTGATGCCAAATCCTACCAAATCGGGGTTGATCGGTCTAGTAAGCACGAGAGTGCATGTATGGGACGACATCAACAACCGCAGACGCTTGTCAGACATGATCTACAAGATTCAAAACGAATTGAGCAAGATCAATCGCATCGAGAATAGAAGCTGGTCTATGGGCCTCTCTAGTAATAGTCAAATCATTAAAGACAACAGCACAGAAGAAACACTCTTCCATGCAGTTATTGACATGGAATTTAAATTTGTTTAAACGAAAGGAAAAACTAAATGACATTAGAACCACAAAAAGGTAAAGATCGGATTTTGATGTTCCGCAAAAAAGGCGACAAAACTGCTGCAGCTAAACTTGCTTTGCAGACAGAACACAAATGGAAATACGAACGCAAAACAGATAGCACAAAAACCAAAGATGGTGCTATTTCGGCTGCTGGTGGATTGGAAGTTAAACTCTCAATTGAAGCGGTTGCGTCTCGTGACGAATTAAACAACATGCTTAAAAACTCTGTAATCGAAGGTTATGAGTTGGAAGTATGGGATATCGACTTAAAGGGTGAAAAACAAGGCTCTAAATACCCAGCATTGTATGCTATCGGTAAATTGAGCGAGTGGGAAGTGCCTGCAAACGTAGAAGATCTTATCACTTTGTCAACTGAAATGGCAATCGACGGCAAACCAGTGGAAGGCTATGCAACACTTACTGCAGAACAAGAAGCAGAAGTGCTTTATGCATTTACTGACACAACTGCAATCACTGGATAAGCAGTAATAACTATGAGGGCGAAAGCCCTCTTTTATTTTTACTAAAAAACACAAAGAAAAGGAAAAATCATAATGAAAACATTGACAATTAACGAACGTGAACACGAACTATCTTTTGGTATTGCATTTATCCGTGAACTTGATAAAAAATTCTGCTCTAGCGTGAATGGAATGAACTTCGGAGCTGGTGTCCGTTCTGCGGTTGTGTATCTCTTGGACGGAAACCCAACAATCTTGGTTGACATCATTCAGGCCGCAACTATCACGAATCGGAGCAAACTATCTGAAAAGGATATTGAGAAATGGCTTGAAGAACAAGATGATCTCGATGTTGTCTTCGATGATTTTTTAACATGTTTCAAGACCTCAAAACTGACCAAGAAGACAACGATGGCGATCGTGGAAGCGGTGGAACAAGCCTAAAGAAAACCACGGTCGAACTCACTTCTGAACAGACTTATGAAGACTTGATGGCTACTATCTTTGCTTTCTTTGGCATCACAGACTATGTGACTGCTCAACGCATGACGCTGAAAGAGTTTAATATCAGACAGCGTGCAAGAGACATGCAGATGCTAGACGAAGAGAAGAGAGTATATTTACTTGCATTTCAGATTCGACAAGCACAAGCAAGCAAAAAAGATGGGAGATATATCTTTGAGAAGTTCGAAGACTTCTACAACGAAGAAGAACGACGCAGAACAGTCTTAAATAGATCACAAGGCCCTGCAGTCAATCAAGAACTGATAGAAATTGCCAAAAGACTTCAAAAGAGGCGAAAGGAAGGAGGTATAGATGGCTGATAAGTCCTTTAAAGTAGAAGCCGTGCTGAAAGCCACTGATGCAGGTTATTTTGCAACAATGCAAAAAGCAGGCTCTGCAGTCGAAGGTCTCACGCAAAAGGCTGGGAAAGTTGGATCTAATATTTTTGGATCGCTTGAAAAAGTCGGCAAAGGGATGACGATTGCAGGGGCAGCAACCACTGCAATGGGTGTAAAAGCAGTAAAAGGTTTCGGAGACTTCGAGGCCTCACTCAACAAGGCAGCTATCGTAGCTGGTGGTACATCTAAGGACATTGAAGGTTTAGCAGATGTAGCCAACAGAATGGGTAAAGATTTGCCACTGTCTGCACAGGATGCAGCAGATGCAATGATTGTCATGGCCCAGAACGGTGCCAGCCTAGAAACTATTAAGAAAATTTTCCCAGCAATCGCACAAGCAGCTACAGCCTCTGGTGCTGATTTGGTCACAACTGCTGGGGTTGTACAACAAGCAATGAACGTTTGGGGCGATAGTATCGGATCTGCAGAACAGGCAGCAGCCGTATTGACTCAAACAGCAAACGTATCTAATGCATCTGTCGAGAGTATGGAGCAAGCCTTATCAAACGTGGCAAGCTCCTCTCGATTGATGGGTGTAGACATGAAAGACGCATCTACTGCGATCGGTCTGATTACTAATACTGGTATGTCTGCAGCGCAAGCATCACAAGATTTGAATCACGCTATGTTGAAGATGGCAGCGCCATCTAAAAAAGCAAGTAAGCTGATGAATAGTCTTGGTTTGAGCTATACAGACGCTGCAGGTAATATGAAGCCATTCAAGCAGATCTTGATTGAAGTAAACGACAAGATCAAAGATATGTCTCAATCTGAGAAGGCTGCGACATTGAAGACTTTGTTTGATACCTCAGGGATGCAAGCTATCAGCCCATTGCTTGATAGTATTTCAAATAAAACCAAAGATGCCACCAAATCGTGGGATGCTGCCAGAGGATCACTTGAAGAGGTATCTCGTTCACAAGGCGATGCTGCAGCTTGGCTTGCTAGACAAGCAGAGGATATGCAGAACAACGTCGGTTCCAAACTTGAACAAGTTGGCGGTTCGTGGGAAGCCTTACGAAATAAGGTTATGGCCTCTAATAAAGGGATGCTCACTGGCTTATTGTCTGGAACTTCTAAAACCATTGAATGGGCCACAGAGAGCGACAATGCAGTCGCCAAGGTCATTCGTGGTTTCGTTGGTATGTCTCCAGTTGTAGGCCCTGCATTGACTGTGGTTGGCTCGGCAATGACACAAGTACGGTCAATTGCTAGTGGGCTTGGTTCTACGTTCAATTTTTTGAGAACAGCAATGACAAACCCTTGGACCTATGTGATCGTAGGTATCGCTCTAGTTATCAAGTACTTTGTTGATCTCTACAATCGTAGCGAATCATTCCGCAAAGCTGTAAACAATGTAGCTACCGCTGCAAAAACAGCGTTCATGGATCTGTACGCAAAGATGAAGCCAGCTATAGATGGAATTGCTAAATTCTTTGGCAAGATCCCAAATGGTGGCGGTTTATTAACTGCGATTGCTGGTGTCGGTCTTTCTTTAGGCGGTGTGTTTGCTATTTTAAAGAAAAACCCATTTAGTTTGTTTGCTCGAAACGGCCAACAATCAATGGGATTGCTTTCTAAACTCAACCCATTCAAGGGATTAGGTGCTAAAGCTACCACTGAATCAAAAGGGGTAGAGAACGCATTTAGGCAATCTGATGGAGTTATCAAACAAATCTTCACTGGTCTCGGTGAAGGTATTAAATCAGCTCTTTCAGGGGTTGCTATTGCTGCAAAAGGCATCGGCTCTGGTCTTGCTACCGCATTTAGAGGAATTGGACAAGCGCTGGCAATAGCTAATCCAGCAAACTTGCTTGCGTTATCCGTCGCTATTTTAGCAGTAGGTGCTGCAATGGCACTTGCTGGTATGCAAGGCGCTGGAATCGCTCAAATCTTGCAAGGAATTGGTAGCGTGATTGAATCTGTTGGTCAAGCTTTTGCTAGCGTAGCAACTGCGATCATCGGGGCATTTGCGCAAGCTATTGTGACGGTAGCGCCTGCAATTCAAGCGTTTATCCCAGTTATCAAGGCGGTTGGTTCTGCGATTGCAGAAATCATTACTGCTGTAGGTGGTGTTGCCCCTCAATTAGCTGTATTAGTTAATGCATTTGGTACATCATTCAGCGCTATTATTCAAGCAGTTGGTTCTGCGGTTCAACAAATCGCATCTGGTATTTCTCAAATCGTGACAGCACTTGCTCCGATTGTAGAAACTATCGGAAATGTAATCATCAAAGTCGCTGAAATCATCATGACGAACTTGCCACCAGTTCTACAAGCGGTCACACCTCTTGTGGAAGTTTTGGGCAAGGTGTTCACGACTACAGCACAGATCATCGCTGACGCAGTCGTGCGAATCATTCAGGTATTACAACCAGTTATGCCTTCTGTCGCACAGATTGCGCAAGCAGTCAGTCAAGCAGTATCTTCCATTGCTCAAGCGTTCTCTAGCATTGTAGGACAGATAGCGCCTATTATTAATAGTCTTGCAAATCTATTTACAAGTGTAGGTAATGCAATCAAGACTGCTTTAAGTCCTGTCACTCCAATTCTTCGAGAGTTTGGTAATGTGGTTAATTCGGTATTTAAGGGCGCATCTAATGTCATTAAATCATTTGGACAAGCTGTTAAAAGCATCTTGGACGGTGTCTCTGGTGTCATCAAGTCAATTGGTGGGGCTATCAAAGACGCTGGCGAAGGGTTTAAGCGATTTGGTCAAGGTGTAAAACTCGCAGGAGACCACGGTCTACAAGCAGCCGCTGGTATCGGTGCAGTTGCCACTGCGGTTCTTGGACTTGGTGGTGCTTCCGCTGGTGGTAACTTAAATGGATTCCGTGCCGATTTGGATAAATTAGACACGGTAATGTACAAGATCGGTAGTCGCAATGTAGGATCTATCTTTACGCAGATGGCATCTGGTATGCGTACTGCAGCCTCTGCGGTCAATCCACTTGCAAATGGTCTGCCAAAAGTTGCAACTGCAATGCAAACGATTGGCCCTGCTGCAACAGCATCATCTAGTGGCATCCGTTCGTTTGGTACAGGATTCCAGCAAATGGCATCTGCAGTAACTCGATCCGCAGTGATGTTTACAATGCTAAATAGTCAGTTTGCATCATTTGGATCCGCTATCATAAATGCCACATCGTCATTGAGCGGTTTTAACACAATGATTACCAGTGTACAATCTGGATTCACGTATATCGTTCAATCGATCACATCCTTTATCTCGGTATTAACGAGCCTCGGAAGTAGTATCCGTACAGTTCAAACGACTCTAGCGCAACTTGGGGCATCTATGACGCAATCTGCATCTGGATTTTCACAACTCGGCAGTGCCATGCGGACAGCAATGTCGCAAGTAGTTTCTGCGGTTAATGCTGGAATCCAGCAAGCTAGATCTGCCCTTACTGCAGGTTTTGCAAGTATGAACACAGTCGTGACTACTTCGATGAACAGTGTTGCAACTAGTGTCAGAATGGCCATGACCACAATGAACATTTCTGTCACACAAGGAATGACTCAGATTGGTGCATCTATCAGAACATCCATGACCTCTGTTAGCTCTATGATGCAAGCGATGTTAAACAATATCGTGATGACTATTTCAATGTCATTCCAGCGCATGACCATGACGATCACAATGGCAATGATGCAAGCAAGTATGGCTATCCAGTCAGGAATGATGCGCATGGTATTGACGATGACTACCAGCGGTATGCAAATGGCTCAAATCGCACAGAGAACTGGACATCAGATTTCACAAAATATCACTAGTGGTATTAGAAATGGTGTCGGCAGTGCAAGAAGTGCGATGCACTCAATGATGCATGCTATCCAAGCGGTTGGAATGGCTGCAGTTGGCACAATGCGTTCAGTCGGTAGCATGATTGGCCACGGTTTAGCTCAAGGTATGTATTCGGCTCTGGGTGCGGTTACTGCTGCAGCAAATGCACTCGTAGCGCAGGCAGAACGTGCTGCACGAGCTAAAGCTAAGATCCACTCACCTTCAAGATTATTCCGTGATAATGTCGGTAAATTCTTGGCTCTTGGTGTGGCTGATGGTATTGATCGCAACGCATCCGAAGTATCAAAATCAATGGAGAATTTGATTGACGATGCATCGCAATATACTGCAAGCAATCCTCTCGGCTCTGGATTTGACTACAACGGTGTAATCAATCACGAGATCAAAGAAGCCGACAGCCAAAATAAACCAATGCAATTAACTCTTGAATTGGGCGGTCGTGCATTTTCTGCATTTGTAGAGGATATCACTACTGCACAAGGCAAGAGAGAACGTATCAGATTAAAGACAAGCCCTCTATAAAATGAGGGCTTTGCCTTTTTTAGAAAAAAGTAGAAAGGGGGAAAAATGTATAAATTCACAGATACAAACGAGATTTTAAAAAGCTATGAAATGGGCATCCAAACGACATTTAATGGCAAAACGCTTGAACGTGAGCTTACAAATGCAAATGGAGCGTTTCAGACCGTTATGATCTCTGGTCGTGGTGTAGTAGACCAAGAACATCAGACGGTGGATGTGACTGGTCGTGATGGTAAAGTCTTTAGGCGCAAGTCTTACAAAGAGCGTGAAATTGAAATCACTGCTTTAATCTCTGGAATCAACAATTCAGCTTTTCGACTACAATTTGAAAAACTGAACGAGTTACTAGATACAAACGAGCCGAGTGATTTGATTTTTGGCGATGAGCCAGACCGAATCTATAAGGCACAGTTTGAGTCTGCAGATATTCCAGACGAAGAAAGCAACCAACAAATCATTAAATTAAAAATGATCTGTTACGATCCAAAGAAGCTCACGAATAGGAAGACCGTTACTGGAAATCAGGTCAATTATGCAGGAAGTAAAGAAACATTTCCAAAAATTTCCTTTATGGTTGGTGTGAATGTAAATGAAATCAATCTCTTACATGTCGAACAACAGAAGTACATTCGATTGAAGGGTACATATACTCAAGGAAATCGCATTGAAATCGACATGAAGGAACGCACGATCAAGCTAAATGGCAGAAATGAACTTAAAAATTTCGATATGGTGAACAGCAGATTTTTCTCTTTGCAAAAAGGGGCTAATACATTAAGATTGACCCCATCAAGTCAAATGACAGTCGAATATAGCGAGGTGTATCAATGATTTATTTATTTAACAATAAAGAAGAATTGATCCACATCATTAAAGAGCAAGATCTAATCGAATTTACTCATAAAATAGAGATTAATACGTTTGATGCTGCAGAATTTGAACTTCCTATCGAAGCTATTGATAAAGAGATCATTGAAGAAATGCGTTTCTTTGGATTCTTTGTGCGTGGCCGTCAATTTGGAGTGTTTAAAGCCTATGAAGTGACCATGAATGACAATTATGTCGTCAAAGGTCTCGACCGTGCAGAGAGTGACCTGCGTACAGTCCGAATTATCAAAGATAAGCGACTACAAAGCGTTACCGCTGACCAAGCCTTGAATGTAGCATTAGAAGGCACAGGCTATCAACTAGGTGAACGAGAAGGTCTTACTAAAGTAAATAAGACAAACTTCTACTACATCAGCCCTCGTGAAGCTCTCGTGAAGATTATAGAGGCTTTCAATTGCGAATTTCGTGTCCGCTATGAGTTTGTAGAAAACAAGATCATCAATCGCTACATTGATCTGTATCATCGGCAAGGTTCGTACTCTGGTGTGCAATTTGAGTACGGAAACAATGCTCTTGAAGTCACAATGGAAGAAGACTCTGACAATGTTGTCACTGCTTTGATTGGTCGTGGTAAAGGTGAGGAATCAACAGATTCAGAAGGCAATGCCACTGGTGGATATGGTCGAAGAATCGAATTTACTGACATTGTCTGGACGAAAGCAAGTGGCAAACCTATTGATAAGCCTGCTGGACAAAACTACATCGTTTTGAATGATGATATTGAGAATAAAGGGCTTTATCAAAATGGCGAGTTGAAACATCGCTGGGGTGTGTTTGTCGATGAAGAGATCGAGGACAAAGAAGTCCTGCTTCAAGCGACATATCAAGAACTTTTAAGACTTAACAACCCAATCCGCAAATATAAGGCACGCATCTTGGATCTACGAGATGACATTTGGCTTGGAGATCGTGTCGCATTCGTCAAAGATTCTGCGAAGCTATCGTTTGAAGCCCGTATCTTCTCAATTGAGATTGACAAACTCAATTTTGATCAGTCAGAAGTAGAACTCGGTGATTACGAGACTCTGAAGAGCCAATCACAAAGCAGCTCGCTCAACGCTATCAAAGAAGCAGTCAGAGAGTTATCAGAAGAACAAGAGGCCTACAATAAAAAAGTCCAAGAGTTGGTTGACAACAAGAACGCAGAAATTACTGAAAAAATGCGTGTGATGCGTCTTGAAATGGAAAATGGCATTGAAGATGCTAAGAATGAGGCGGAAAAACTCAAACAAGAAATTTCCAGCTCCATCGATCAAAAAATTACGGAAGCCAACACTACCAATAAGAATGAGATCAAGGAAGAATTTAACGCTAAATACGGTGATATCACTGTAGAAATGGACCAGATCAAGTCCACTGCTGAATTGTTAAAAACAAACGGCGAAGAGATCAAGGGGATCATTGAAAATCTTAACATTGATTTCTCGACTCAACTTTTTAACATTCAAGGGGAGCAAGCACGCTACAAAACCGAGACGGACAAATCCATTGCCGATTTGATAAAAGTCTCTGACGGCAAGGCAGATCGCTCTTATGTCGAACAGACTGCAAAAGGACTGAAAGAACAGTTCACTACTAACATAGGTTTGAGAAACTACGTTTTAGGCACAGGCAAACTTGCAAACGCTGGGAATGATACGAAAATTTACACATTTTCAAAAAGTTCTCACGGCTGGGGAACGGATCAAAAACTAAGACTGTCTTTCGATTATCAAGCAGAAGACACTGTAAAAAAATTTCGGATCAATAGGGTAGTCAGATACAAAAACGGTAAATCGCAGTGGGACTTTGCAATAAATAATCTTACAACGGGAAAAGCGTTTATCGATGTTTCTAACAAGAAATCCGGAAAGTATTCGGAGCCGTTTACTTGGAAAGGTTACACCAAGGGAAATCCTGAAGACATTGAAAGTATTGGGTTTCAGTTAAACCTTGATGAAGGCAGTGGAAATGTACAAATTAAAAATTTGATTGTTTCCGTTGGAAACAATGAAACCGATTGGGTTCCAGCCCCCGAAGATCAGGAATATATCGTAACACAAGCACAAGCCAGCTTTGAACGTACTGCCCAAGGGCTGACACAGAAGGTTACAGCATTGGAAACAAGCGCTGATGGACTAGCCTCTAAAATCGCAGAGTACAAGCAGACGGCAGATGGACAATTTACCACAATCACCAGCCAACTTGGTAATATGCTCAAAAAAACGGATATCAATATCACAGATGGCCGAATCTCGTTTGGAACTGGCAAGAGTATTGATGGACGAACCATCAGTTCCTTGCTTGTACAAGAACCAGAAGCAATTGCCCTGATCGCAAAACTGATCAAGGTCAATGGAGACATGGTAGTTGATGGATCTATTTCAGGTCGACACATCGCAAGCGAGAGTGTGGAAACTGGACACATGAAGGCTGGATCAGTCACTACACCGATTTTGGCTTCGAACTCAGTAACGGCTGAGAAGGTGTTGGTTGATTCGGCTATGATTGACAAGCTGGTATCTAATCAAGCATTTATCAGAGAGTTAATGGCCCAAAAAGCCTTTATCACGCAACTTGCTTCAATTGATTTTTCTGCCGAACGTATCAGTGGCGGTAGGATTTTATCTAATAAGGGAGCGATGAAAATTGACCTTGATAACTCGGAAATTGATTTTAACGAAAACGCTCGAATTGAATTTAAGTCTGGTAAAAATGTACTCTTTAGACAACGCATACATCCCCAGAAGAAGCACAACACTATTGGAGCGTTGATGTTTAAAGATTCTGTACATGGCGGTGTTGCGACCACTTTAGGAAATACATCTCATAAATGGATCAACGAAATGACTGACAACCCGTCAGATGCTGGGGCGGATGGATCTTTCGCCGGTATCAGAATATTTCGTGATAGTCGTGAAACTCCTTACGACAGGGTGGAATTAGTCGGAGACCGAATCCAATTTAGACACTCTGTGCGTCAAAATGGCGGACTACAATTTCAAACTACTGGATTCACAGTTCCTTCACATGGGGAAGGAGGGCATGCCGGAGCGTGGAATTTAGGAGTTCTCCTTGAGCATTTCAGACAAAATTTTGAAATTATTAGGAAACAAAATCCTTCCTGGGGTCTCAACATCTATGGCTTCCCATTCTATAATATCAATTCTGATCAAACAATTCCATTTGACCAATATATCTAATAAGAGGTAGAAAAATGAACGAAAACACATACGTAGCAATCATCACTGATTTAGCCAACCAATTGGCGAATAAGACAATCAACGAGGCTGAATTTAAGGCCCGTCTTACTGAATCACAACAGGCCAAAGCACAGCTCACTCAAGAGCTAGAAAGCTATCGCTCAGTCCTTGAATCTGATAAAGATTTAATGGACCTATTTGAAGAAGTAAAGAATAAAATTGAGGCAGCAAAATAATGGATTACAAAGTACAATTTAAAGCATATGATGCAGTAGGCAACACAACCAAAGTAGCAATCAAGCAAGACTTTCCTTATCGAGTATTTGAGGAGAATTTGCCGAACAATCGCACAAACGAAGATGATGCGACACTGGTTGAAGCGGTTTTGAACATCGTACGCATGGAGCTTGATACATCTGGTGCGGTTGTAGCAATCAAGAAAGAGCTTGACAAATCTGTCGAAGCTAACAATGATGCTATCGCTAAGATTCAAGCCCTCACTAAGGACAATGAAGAAAAAGCGAACCAAATCCAGAAGATCAAGGAAGTAGCCGAATGGAACGTGCTGGCCCGTGTGACCGATGTCGAGAATCCACTTGATCCAACTGTATTTAAACGTGGTCTTGAGTTGGTAGACCTTGGTCAATCTGGCAAAACTTACCAACCACAAGAGATCTTTACAATCGAAGATCCAAACCACACAGAATCTTTTGGAGAAGGCAAGCGTGTCATGATCCAAGTAAATGAGCCGTTTACTTATCAAGGAGAGACCTTGGATCAATTAAACAGTCTTTACCAAAATGGAAAAATCGGCATCTGGAAGTGGACGAAGCCTAAAGAAAATACAGATTTGGAAACTCAACCAGTAGCCACAGCTACACCACAACCAGTACTTTAATCAGAAAGGGGCGTGATCTATGATCCACTTTACACCAGAGGACATCAGCATGATCATTGGATTTGTAGGTGTTCTCCTCGGTATTTACGGAAATTTTAAGGGCAATATTGTGGCGCAGGAGAAACGTATGGTCGTTATCGAGAAAGATATCGAGACCATGCGGGACTTCCGTCTAACGGCTGTCAGACGACTCGACAACCACGATGAGCAGAATAAATCTCTATTGATCCTCGCGGAACAGGTTAAAGCCTTGAGTGAGGATATGAAAGAGTTGAAAGCCCTCATTCAAAGCAAAAATTAAGGAGGTGATGCGATGTCAAGTATCATGACGAGCATTAAACAAGTTGACGGTGGAAGTGTCATCAAGTCTGGTGATACCTCCTCCGTTTTTAAGTTTGAGATCCTTGATGATGATTTTGTCAAAAAGGACCTCACTGGCACAGGGAAGTTGGTCATCTTTAACTCTAAGAACGTGATCTTATATCAAGATGTCACAGTCGAGAACGGTAGTTTTAGCTTTAAATTCGACAAGGTAGTAGCTCCTGGTTATTACAAACTGGAGATCAAGCTAGATGGGTACGTCTTCCCAACGGGAGATTTTGAAATCCGTGTACGACCATCGTTTAATCCAGCTAACAGCGTACCAAGTGACACTGAAGACCCAAAATGAAAGCGTTGGCCGAAGAAGTACGGAAGCAATTGGGCAACGTTAAAATAGACGAGCTTCCAGACCTATTAACAATCTATAATTTAGCTAAAATTTGAAAGGAAAAAATATGGCAGAAAATAAACTTGAAGCAGTAGTAGTAGCGATCGGAACCGACATCAAAAATTTGCGTAAGGCGATCAACGATAAAGAATCAAACTCTGGAATCACAGAACAACAGCTCAATGAAGCGATCCAGCGTGCGAAAACTGATATTTTAGGCGAAGGCGTGCCAGAGAATTTGGACACGCTCAAAGAGATCGCAGACAAGATTGTTAGTCTTAATGGTGACACTAGCGGAGCGATCGTGGCTAAGCTGACAGAACTTGGCCAAAAGATCAATGCTGTAACTGATGTTGATTATCTCGCAGCCTACAACGAAGCGAAGGGAGAGTAATGTATGAATCTAATTGAAGCATTTAAACAAATCGGACGGGATATCAAAGATTTAACCACTCGGTCAAAAAAAACCGAAACAGACACAGCTACTAAAATCCAAAGCATTGAGAAACTGGAATGGTTGAAATCCTATGGCTCTTGGGCAGCGATCTTTGAGGAATTAAATGGGTCTGAGATTGGCGCTCCTATTGTAAATCTCCCGTTTTACATAGTAAGGGATAAACAGACAAACTCCCTATTTTTCAAAGGGTTGGATCGTCCGCCGTTTTTTAAAGACCCAGAAACTGGTGAAATTAAGTGGAAAGGAGCCTATGAATGGGAATATCAAATTAATTCCAATACGGTCCTTGGATTCTATATGCAACAATTTACGACCAAAGAAGAATGGAATGATTACAACAATTCCCTAAACAAAGAGGAAGGTCTCGAGCGAACAATCGTCTCCAAAAATATTAACGAAGACGATGAAATAGCAACCAACGGCCTTTGGTATGTTGACGATGACGGTCACTTCCAGCGTTTGGTTGATACCGTGATCGAACTCAAAAAAGAAATCGAAGAATTGAAAGGAAAACAAAATCATGAATAAAATTAACTGGTCAGTACGTTTAAAAAATAAAAACTTTTGGTTGGCAGTAGTGCCAGCTTTGGCATTGCTATTTCAAGCATTTGCAAACATTTTCGGCATCAAATTGGAATTTGGCGAAACCATTGATAAGATCCTGGTATTTATCAATGTACTCTTCGCCTTCCTAGTCTTGATCGGAATCGTCAACGACCCTACAACAGTGGGATTCGGCGACTCAACTCGTGCGCTTGGTTATGAAGAACCTCACGAAGATTAGTATATTTTTGCTGGCAACCATCTATTTCTGGGTGGTTGCCTTTGAATTTAAGGAGGAAAAATAATGAGTAGAATTGAATCAAGTATTGCTCGTATGCGCCACTTGCAAGCTATCCCAGTACACTATGACATGGGAGATCGCTATGGAAACGATGCAGACGGCGATGGACGCATTGAATTTGACTGTTCGTCTGCTGTATCTTACGCGCTCGAAATCAGTCTAAACAACAACACAGAGACGCTTCAACAAGCATTGCCTGCAATTGGCTATGCTAAGATCTTTGACGCGGTAGACGGCACGTTTGACGCAAAATATGGTGATGTAGTTATCTGGGCACCTCGTGACGGCTCTAGCTCGCTTGGATCGTTTGGCCATGTACTTATCATGACTAGCGACAGTACGGCAATTCACTGCAATTACGGTATGGACGGAGTGACAGAGAATGACTACAACTATATCTGGAATCTCAACGGTCGCCCTCGTGAGATCGTATTTCGTGAGAGTGGGACACCACTCCCAGCTCCCACACAGAGTGAATTTGATCGTGAGCTAGATGTTAACACACGTTTGACCAAGTCAGACAAGCCTTATTACGAAGGCACTCTTACCACTGACTACTACGTAGAGGCTGGCCCTCGTATTGATAGCCAAGATAAAGAATTTCTCCCAGCAGGCACACGAGTCCGTGTCTACGAGAAGCTCAACGGCTGGTCACGGATCAACCATCCAGACAGTGCCCAATGGGTCGAAGATAAGTATTTAGACGACTGTACAGATATGTAAGATTCCCCTCCCATTTTTGGGAGGTTTTTTTATTTTGCCTGAAACTAGTTCCAGAATAAAAATCTTTAATTATTTTTGTAAAAGGTATTGACAAAGGTGCTACCTTTTGATATACTATAATCAAGGTAAGGGTAAGACCTACCAAACAAAAAAATCGCAAGTCCCGAAAGGGGACGAGGAGGAACTAAAATGGAAAACAATCAATTTGTAGTAATCGGTGGCCAATATGAAAGTTATGATTATGGTACCGCAACCACACTTTTAGCAGCTAAAAGACTAGCAACAGCAAACGAAGAATATTGGGATAATTGGCAAGGTGTCCATGTTCCTGACATTTACAAGATCGAAGATACAAAAGTAGTCGTTAGCAAAGGTCGTTTAACCAGCCATGATGGACAAGAAATTAGAATACCTGTTGGCAAACCTTATATGATTAAAAACAGCAAAACAAATAAATGGGAATTTTGCTAGGATTATAGAGGGGCAAATACCCCTCTTTTTTAAAAATATGTTTTAAAAAGGAGAAAAACATGGCAGACAAATTTAAAAAATCAATTTACTTAGCTGGCGAACTAGTAAACATTTATGACGAATGCAAAAACAATCGCTCTCGCTCATTTAGTGGACGGGTAGCTGACATTGCTGATCGTTATACTATCTTAATGGATTTAGCAGATGTGCCGGAGCTGACAGATAGCGAAAAAGTTATTTTAGGGGAAGCCGTACTTGGTGGATTTATTGACAAGTTAAAAATCAAATACCTACCAGAAAGCATCCTAGACACAGAGTTACCGCAATCAAAAGAGTTTGCGGAAAAAGTTTCCAAACTTGATTATAGCCAACGATTAAAACTAATCGAAAGCATCGGTATTTAAAAACCACTCATAGAGAGTGGTTTTTCTGTTATAACGGACATTTCCAAAATTGTCTATTATAACGGCAATCGAATGACTACGTAATTGACTACGTTTTTATTTGTTTGAGCAATATGTGACCGTACCTAAAATATAGTAAAATCAACTAACAGTATCTAATGGAAATCTGATGGTAATCGTATTAAAATTTTGGTATACTTAAGAGTATAAATTTATTAGAAAGTAGGCTTCCCATGGAGAAATTACAAGCCCTGTTATCGGAACGGTTTCAGATCGTTTTTTCAGATACCAGTTTATTAGATACAGCTTTTACGCACACCTCTTATGCCAATGAGCACCGCCTCTTAAAAATTTCACATAACGAACGTTTGGAATTTTTAGGAGACGCTGTTCTTCAATTAGTTATTTCCGAATATTTGTATAAGGAACACCCCAACAGACCTGAGGGAGATTTGTCTAAATTCCGTTCTATGATTGTTCGTGAAGAAAGTCTGGCTGGTTTTTCTCGGGATTGCCAATTTGATCGTTATATCAAACTAGGCAAGGGCGAAGAAAAATCTGGTGGTCGGGACCGCGATACGATTCTTGGCGATTTATTTGAAGCCTTTTTAGGTGCTCTTTTACTGGATCAAGGAGTGGAAGCAGTCAAACGCTTCATCTATCAGGTCATGATTCCAAA